GTAAGAGCTACCACCAGAGCTACCTGGATTTATTATTTCTGTATCTATCAACAATTTTGGATTTCCTTCAATCGCATTATAATAATTAGCATAGCCATCATTTTTATTTCCAGAACCCATATTGGTATTTGTAATAGTCTTTCCTTCTTGCGTATTGACAATATTTCCATTTAAAATTTCTAATTCTTCTGTTGCAATATTTTCATCACTTTGCACATTGTAATCTGTTCTTGGATTATTCGTTGTATCTGTACACTCAACTTCAAACAATAATTCATCGTTTATAGAATTTCTCTGGTGTTTAATAACTCTTTTAGTAATAAGATTATCAAAAGCAGTAAGAGATATATTTGTATTTATGATATCGCTTTTGCTTATGGTGTGATTTGTTGCTGGACTATCTACCAGATAAATATATTGAGGACTACCGTCATTTGCTTTAAATCTAAATATAAAGCCACCCTCTTTTTGCGTTTGTTCTAATACTTTTAATAAATCCTTTTGTTTGTGCAAGTAATAAAAAACTGTCCAATCACTTCTTGCTGTATTTAATGTAGTAAAGTTTTCAGGAACTCTTGTTATAGACGCATTGTCGCTATGAGCTGCTGCACTTGTTCCGTTCTGTCCTCTTGTCACAGTTAACGTATTAGATGAAATGCTCGTAATAAGCATTTCTTCGTTATCTATTCTAATAGCATCATTAACGGAAAATACAGAGCCATCATCAACATCAACTCCAGTTTCTGAACTATCTAATGCTTCTGCTAATAGGTTAGCTGTTGTTCCATTTGACTGAAAAACTGACGAAGTTGTTATTCCTACAAAACGATACATTAAATCTCTGTGCATTTCTGCTACATTGGTAACTGCACCAGAACTCCAAGACTTGTGTAATCCATCTGCTCCAGTATATAATTTTTTAATTCCAGTAACTGTATTTGAATTAGCAAGATTATCTGTATCTGTAACCTTTGTAGTTATTTCTAAATAAAAATCATAAACATTGAATTGTAAAGTTCCAGGAGATGCAGTATCGTCTTGTTGTATTGAACCAAACGCTTCAAAAATAATATCAAGACTGTCTGGTATTTGTCCATTAGCACTACTAAAAGTTCCAGTGCTTAATAAGTCAATAGCAGATTCATAAGCAGCAGTTCTATTGCCTGACTCTGTATTAATAGTAATCGTATTGCTTAAACCTCCATAAGTAGACTTAACTCTTAAATTAGCATTAAGGGTTGTACTTGGAGTTTCGTTATAATCTGAAACCCCCCATTTGATATACAACTTACATTCTTGAATTTCGTGTTCTTCTTTTTCTATATCATTAATGCTATATGTAAAGGTTTCGGTGTCGGTAACACTTGAACTGGGAGGAGAAGATAATACGTCCATAGTAACTTTCCAAGTTCCAAATGTAGTATCATCATTGTCGTAAAAATTTTCTTCATTATTTGGACTTGGATCTGTTGTTGGAGGATCACCTACTATTGTTTTGGTAGCTGTTGCACTTATGTCTTGTATTGGACGAAGAAGATATGCTCTTTCTAAATCTAATGCTGTAAATAACACATTCTTATTAGAATCAACTGTCCCTTCATAATCGTTTGTTGATGTATTTTGTATATCATCTAATGGAACAAACAATGGAAACCCAGCAGAGCTAAAAGAATCTTTTAAGGGATAGTGTAATCTACCATCAGTTACTGCTTTATGTGCTAAACAATTATATCTTCCATTATTTAGTGTATCTACTGTAACTGGAAAGCACTTAGCTGGACTGTATTGTATAAATTGAGGACTTGAAACCGTAGAGGTTATTGGTGTACCCTCTCCATAAAATGTAGGAAAAAAATTACCAGCAAGACTTGTATATTCAGGGATTTTTAAAAAGTCTATCGGTGTTCTTGCAGATATTTCTATACTTACAACATCTTGATTTTGTAATTTAACAGACTTTAATCTGCCAGTATAAATGGTGTTTTCATAACCAGAAAATACATACACATCTGCAGCAGTATGTGCTGCTATCGTTGTTCCATTATATCCTCTTTGCACATTTATTGTAACAGAAATTGACGGAGTATAACTAACTGAAGTAATAAGCATTTGTTCATTATTAATTCTTATTACTACCCCAGCCGAAAAAACTTCTGGAATACTTGTGTCTGGAACCTGAAATGATGTATCACTTGAACTTGCAGTTAAATTGTCATCTAATGCACCCATATTATATCCACTATCAACAAAATCACTACCTACTCTTGATTTAACAACAACATCTCTGTTAATATATTTTCTTGTGCCACCATAAATTTCTTCTGCTAATGTAGCGTTGCTATGATTAGACAACTGACCATTCACACAGTTAATACTTATATTTCCTACCTTAGAAGAAGATTCTTTTAAGTCGATACTTTCTCTTATTGAGGGAAAAGATGTAATCAGTGAATGGTATTGCGTAGCACCACTTCCAACCAATGCAGTTGCAAGTCTTATGTATTGCGTATTAACAGAGCCATCAGTATATGTATTATTTCGTAATTCAAAAATCCATTCTTCTCTTATAGTAGAAGTAAGAGCATTTTTATAATTGGTTGAAGCAGTTAGTGGCATTACGCAAGATTTCTTCTAATTGAGTTTTCTATCTCTGGTAGTAAGCTATCTCTTACAAATTCTTGTGTGCCAATAACATTACCCATAATGTTTACGGTAATACCATTACCACCACCTGCGTCACCAAAGTCTGGACTTGATAAAGGTGTGATGTCTACTCGTTCTCTACCACCAGCGTTATCTCCAACTTTGATGAATTGCTCTCCACCAGTAACAAAAGAACCACCACGAGCAAATGCTGGTGCTTGTTGCCCTGATATTGTAGCTATTTGTGCTGCAGAAACTGCTCCCATTGCAATAGATATACCTTTAGCTCTTGCTAAGATACTTCCAGTAGGATCAAGTAAACTTGCTTGTAAAGCAGAAGTCATTAATGCACTTATATTCTTAGCAGTTTCCATTACTACTTGTGCAATCTGCATTGCTTTTTGCATTTTAAATATTCTTTTTTGCTCATCTGCAAACTTAGCACGAATATCATCTTCCATAGTTTGTCTTTGTTCTGTGGAAGCGTTTCTAAACTTATCTGTTTTCTTTAATGCTTTTAACTCATTGTTAATTCTTTGGTCAAGATTAGCTTTTTGCAAAGCGATTATTTGATTAAATGAGTTCATAAATCCATTCACAAGCTGGTCTTGGAATAATGTTTCAAACTCTAATAATGATTCAAAAGCTCTATCTAATTTATCTTTATCTACTTTAGCTACTTGTTCAGCTATATCGTCCATAAAAAACTGAATGCCAGTTTCGGGCATTCTGAAAGATAACCCTAAATCAATAGGTTCTTTATCTGCTATATCATTTAGTAGTTGTAATCCAGATGCAAAACTTTCAACTGCATCTCTATTAGCTGCATCTAAATTTAAATTAGTAATTGTTAGTTTTTCTTGTATTGCATTTAGTTCTTCAAAACCTTCTACTTCTGCTTGAAGGGCTTTTCTTGTAGCTTCAGCTCTACTAATTTGATTTCTTACAAAACCTTTGGTACGCATTATACCATCTTCATCTCTTTTTTGTAATTTTTTGCCAAAAGTTGCTAAAAATTCTCTTAATTCTTTTTCTTTTGTTAGTGCTTTGGTTAACTCATCATTTGCTTGTGAAAGACTGCGTGTAGGATCTAAACTTTCTTTTAAAATCTGCATTCTTAATTCTAACGCTTCTGCACTTTTTTCAAGAGCATCGTCTTTAATTTCAATGCCTAACGCTTTATTTACTTCTTTTAATTTGTCTACATTGGTTTTATTTACCTCAGCGAGGAAGTTTGCAAATGTGCTAAACACGGAAGATAGTCCTTGTATTGCACCTCTAAAGTTAATTAAATCACCTAATCCTGCACTCATTCTGGTAAAAGAGTCTGATAGGTTGGATACCATACCAGTCATTGTTTTTGATAGTGCGTCTGTAGCACCTGCAATACCTGATGCTGGATCAAGCAATGTATCTTCTAATGCTTTTCTAAATTCTGGTAATGTTAGTTTAGATAAATCTTCAATCCCTTTAAAATCACGAACTAATTGTAAAATACCTCTTTCTCTAAGAATGTCTGCTGCACCTGCACCACCAGCAAATGCTCTACCAAGTGCTTGTGCTGCCTCAGTAGCAGTTACACCCATAAATGCTGCTAAGTCAGCAGTAGGTTTAATCATCTCTTCTGCATTCGTACCAAATGCTTTTAACGCTGCACCAGCTTCAACAACATCTGTTAATGTAAATGGGGTGGTTGCTGCAACTTTATTAAATGTTTCAAATGCTTGTGTACCTCTATCAACAGAGCCAAACATAGCATTCAGTCTTACTTTGACTGCTTCAAATTGCATAGATGTCTGTACAAAGTTTCTAACTCCTGCTATTGCACCACCAAAAGCAAAAGTAAATAGCAATAATGTATTTCTAACAGCACCAAGTTTTGCTTGTAACCCAGCAGTAGCTAATCTTAGTCTACCAAAACCACCAGTAGTTTTTTGTAATCTTTGTTGTAATAATTTATTTTTAAGATTTAGTTGGTCAATCTGCTTTTGCATTTTGACAATCTGAACTCTGCTTTTAGATAATGCAACCTTATGCTTTTCATAAGATTGAATCATTTTTTGATTTATCTTTTCAGCAACTTTACTTTCTTTATTGAGCTTATTCTGCTTTTTAGCAAGTTCGTCTTGCACTTTAGCCAATGACTCTAATGCAGTTCGTAAAGGTTTAGCACCTACAGGTTTAAACTTTAATTCTATTTCGTATGTTTTATTAGCCATCTTTAGTTTTTTTAAATTGTTCTGATTGGATATAATTTAACATTTTTTCTATAATATTGCACTTATCAATCCATTTTTTTGGGTGATTTCCGTATGATCCTTCGTACGGAGCAACATTCATCTTCTTAGAATATGTGTATCGTTGTATATCTCGTTGATATTCTTTGTTTATAAAGTGATTTGGACAAGCAAAAAATGGTAAATGTGATTGGATAGTTTGATGTAGTTCAAACTTCTTTTTTGATGTTGCGTTATGTTCTTCTAATTCTTCTTTTAAGAGATTGATAACATACCATACATCGTCCATAGATGTAAAGGTGTGAACGCTGTTATTCTTTTTAAGAGGTAACTTAGCTTTATATGGAAAGGTAGAATATTTGCAACCCTCACACCAATCATCTATCAATATGTTTAATTCAAGTGAGAGGGATTCTATTCCCCCAAGCTAT